CACAACAATACCTCCAAATGATACTGGTCCATTAAAATGTTTCATGCCTTGTTGCTTGGCATCTGTAATGGATACAGCGTTAAACATAAATACTCCAGACGTACGATTACATATCATTCTGAAGCGTTTCTTTGCTCTATTATGAGCGGTTAATTTGTTTGCCACAGGCATCTCCTTTATTGCTTTATGTGTGGTAAAATAGAGTAATACACGCACATCACGGTTGTTGGAAAGGTGCATAATAAAAAACAAATGCCTCCCATAAAGGGAGACACTTGTTATACTACAAGTTATGACAGGATGCCATAATCAGCAATATCGAGTTCGGTAGAATCGCTTGACGCCCTACCAAAGCAGGCCTCTGGCCCGATGACTATTGATGCTTCTTGCATCTTGCCATTATAAACCGTAGGGAACTGGTTGTAAATAGCGGTCCAGCCGATTGAGGCCAAGTCTGATTCAAGACTTGCTGGCATAGGTGTGCCAGTAGCGATATTTACTCTTAAACCTTTTCCTGTAGGTTTATCAGGGTTATCTTTATTAAAGATTACATCAGTATGCTTACCGGAGGTGGAAACTGAAATAAGGCATTTTAGTATTTTAGTGAACATAATATATGTCCTTTCTCTATTTATATTATAAGGTTACGGATTCATCTTTAATGATGAAACTCGGAGAGTTAGCAGGGGAGAGCGACGGTGACTCTGTCACCGAGTGACCATCACCACGCCCCGTTAGCGCCCTATAAGGGTAGGGAGGTCGACAGTACTTGCGTTGAACGTAGCGACGTCAGGAGAACTGACTCAACGTCAGTTTTCAACGGAATCGGCCCCCCGTGCACCCTTATTTCAACGGGGTGCGGTGGTTGGTATACCACGTAACCACATTCTACAGCAATTTTTTAGAAATGACTTTTTCAACCTTTCCTAGTTGTCCATTAAACCCTTGATAAGGTTAATACGGGCAGGTTTCCATAATTTTTTTGTAGCTAAAAAAGAAAAGGCTTGACAAAGGTGTACTTTTAGTTGTAAATTTGGAGCACTGTATGGCGACATAATTAGGCACATAAAGCCGCTTGAAGCCTAATTAACCAATAACAAGCATTTTATGAGTACTTATAGCTTTTACGACGTAGATAGCGTCGTTATGTGATAACTATATTAAGGAACGTAATGAATAACTTATATGAATATGTATTAAAGCATATTGGTGAACGATATGGACGGTCTGAGGACTTCTTAGAAGGTGTTATGAATAGAATAGCATGGCATGAATCAAGAAGTGTTGTAGATTGTAAGCAAATAGGTGGAGGTCCTGGTAGGGGCCTCTTTCAATTTGAAGTAGGAATTAAGCAAGGTGGTGAAACAGCTATGAATAGGCTACTTAGGTGGTTTGTTAAGCATGAAGTTGATATCCCGTCATGGGCTAATGTAGGTGTTGATGGTGTAGATGCTTCTAAATTAGCTGAAGAAGCCCAAAAGATGATGTTTTTAGGTAATGTTAGGTATCACCCCAAAGCAAGCTTTAAGGGTTTAACTATAGAAAACCTTAGAGAATGGTGGGCAGACTACCACTGGGCAGGGGATGCAAGCCATAGAGAGGGTCATATGAAGTCTTTTGACCATAGTATGGAGCATTTTAAAGGATGATAGGATATTTTATTTTAGGATTTGTGTTAGTGTTTGTAATACACTATATACTTAATGAAAATTCTGGATATCTTGATGACTGGCGTTTTGATGATGAAGATTGGGATTAAGCAAACAAAAGGAGATTAAATATGCCGTACGGTAAAGGAACATATGGGAAAAAGGTTGGCAGGCCACCTAAAAAGAAAACAATGCCTAGAAAGAAAAAGAAAAAATAACACTTGTATACTATAAATATACATCATAAAGGTGATGAAGAGCCTACTACTTATAAGATATATAGAGAAGATGAGGCTATTAAGGAAGGTATAGAGTATGTTTATTGGAAAGAAGCTGATGCAAAGCAGTATGCACTCTCTGATGACAAATACGTTGCTATGGTCATCTCTAGGAGAGAGTATCCTAGCAATCATGATATTCCTAACACTTACTTGCGTTTTCCTTGGGGTTACACTTTTTTTAATCCTAAGTATAGTAGTAAGAAGCTTAATGTTAAGGGTCGTAAGACCAATGTCACGTTTAGTGGAAAAAGTTATATTGAAGTTCAATCAGGTCAGGACAAAATGAAGAACTTGGCAACTATGTTCGCTCTTAAGCCAGATTATGACTTGGCTATAGAGTGGGCTATGGGAGCTGTTACAGATAGTGAGCGCAGAAAATGGAAGCGCACAATGAAATCAGAGGTATTTAAGAGTATGGTAAGAGATGAATTGCAAGGCTTATTGTTAGAGCATGGGTTAACAGAAAAGTATACCTTAGAGCTTTTAGAGAAGACTATTGCTTTAGCTACTGATAAAAAGGATATAACTAATCTTTTAAGAGCTGTAGATAACTTACAAGACATGCACGGTATGAAGGATAAGCATCTTATTAAAACAACCGATAGGTTGGAGGCTTCATCCTCGACTAAGCTCTTAGATGAGATAGTCGAAGAAGAGCAGCGTCTTGTTGCCACTAGAACAACCTTTAATGATGATACAGGTGAAGTAAAGTATAAAGAAGAATAGTGGATTACGAAGAAGAGTATAGCAGAAAGAAGGTCTTTGAGAAGCTGTATAGGAATATGGCTCTCTTTGGTCGAACCTGCTTTCCTACCGCACTAAATAAGGAGATTCCTCCTTTCCACAGAGAAGTGTATCAAGCTCTTGGTAATCCTGCAGAGCGAAGGGTAGCTATTGCTGCCCCTCGTGGAACTGCAAAATCAACAACAACATCGCTTATATTTCCATTATGGAAAGCCGCATTCAAGCGGAGCGATGAAGACTTATTTATTGTAATTATATCAGAGTCTCAAGCGCAGTCAATTAACTTCCTTAGTCGTATTAAATATCATTTGAATAATTCTACACAGTTTAAAGAGTTGTTCGGAGATATGAGCTTTAATACTGCGAGACGTTGGACCAACACAGATGTAGTACTTGCTAATGGTACGAGAATCGTCGCAGTTGGTACTGGGCAACGTGTACGGGGGTTTATTGAAGGTGATACTAGGCCTAATCTGATAATTGTAGACGACTTTGAGTCTGAACTAAATGCTTTTACTCCTGAAGCCCGTATGAAGAATAGAAAGTGGATGACAGAAGCAGTTATACCATCTTTATCTGATGAAGGTAAAATTGTGATGATTGGCACAGTTATCTCTGAAGACTGTTTTTTGTATTGGGTAAAGGAGTCCTCCGCGTGGTTGGTATTATGGTATTCTATTATGGGTGATGGTGAGGGTAAGTTATTATGGCCTGAACGATTTCCTATGTCACGGATAGATGAAATAAAGGAAGAGTACTCTTCTGTAGGTAACCTTAATGGTTTCTTCCAAGAGTATATGAATATAGCTCAGGACCCTGAGACTGCACCTTTTAAGCCTGATTGGATTAAGAGGCATCACCTTGATTATGAGATTATAGATGGTCAAGGCTGTATGGTTAAGGATACAGGGGAGGAACGTAAAGTTATCCCTGTTGAAGTGTATTCAGGGGTAGACCCAGCGTCTTCACTATCAGCACGAGCTGACTTCTTTGTTATAGCTACGATTGGCATAGACCATGAAAATAATAAGTATATTATAGACCTATATAGAGATAAAATTACTCCAGATAGGCAACCTCAAGCAATTATAGACGTTTACAAGAAATATAGGCCAAGGAGGATGAAAATTGAAACGGTGGGTTATCAAGAGGCTCTTAGAACAGCAGTTAGGCAGCTCATGCAAGAAGAAAGTTTATACATACCTGGGCTCGAGCGAGGGGTTAAACCGAGGAACAGGAAGTCGGAACGACTTCTATCGTTGGTCCCTATGTTTGCTAGAGGACAGTTTTTCTTCAGGCCGGAAGACATAGAAGGGGAAAAAGAGTTCTTATCTTATCCCAAAGGTCAGCATGACGATGTAATGGATGCAACATACATAGCTTTAGACGGTGCAAAGCCTTGTAGACACGCAGAATTTGACGAAAACCAAGAAAAAGGTAGAAAAGCGAAAAAAGTTCTTGATTGGATGGTACTTTAAGTCGTAAATTATGGCTATGGCAGAATCTAATATTCAAGGTAAAGACCCTAAAAAGCTAGTAGATGAAACTCAGGACCTGTATCGGCGCTATTCGACAAAGCGTGATACATGGGCTAAACATGTTAAAGAAGACCGTGAGTTCCGCCTAGGCAGACAGTGGACTAGAGAACAAGAAGAGGTTTTAAAGTCTAGAGGGCAAGCTCCAGTAGTTGTTAATCGTATACATCCAGCTGTAGAAGCAGCTAAGTCTATGATAACGGCTAATCGTCCATCTTTTAGGGTGGCACCTAGAGAAGATTCTGATAATAGAGTGGCGCAAGTAATGTCTGCGCTACTTTCATATATGTATGATATTTCTGATGGCAGGACTGTAGTGCGTACAATGGTAGATGATTACTATGTTGCAGGCATGGGACTTATTCAGGTTTATCAAGACCCATTAGCTGATATGGGCAAAGGTGAGGTCAAAATTAAAGATATTGACCCAATGGATGTTTATATAGACCCTAATTCAAGAGATAGATTATTTGATGATGCCGAAAATATCATCGTTTCGAGATTATTTACTAAAGCTCAAGCTGAGCGTTTATACCCAATGTATAAAGATGCTATTGAAAACGCAAATTCTGACATTGATTTTAACTCACCAGAAACTGGCAGGGCAACTAATGACTATGCTGCGCAATTTCCTGAAGATGTTGGGCAAGTAAGCGAACAAGACTATATACGTGGTTATGAAAGATATTTTAAAATACGAGTACCTAAACGGAGAGTATTCGAGCAATTTAGTGGCGATGAAAAGCTTTTAGATGAAGCAGAGTGGGAACGATACTTAGCCCAACCAGCATGGGTTATTAATGGTGAGCAGATTTTAACAGACGAAGAGCAAGTTCAGCAGTTAATAATGCAAATGCAACAACAGTTTCAGCAACAACAAGCTCAGGCTGTAGCTCAGCTAGTAGAACAAGGTGGTGACCCTAATACTGCCCTTGAAACACCTATGCCCGAAATACCTATTGAGCAAGTTACTTTTGCAGACTTAATCGAGCAAAAAGTAATTCAAGTAGTAAAAATTACAGTTGAGCGAGTAAAGATGTGTGCAATGATGGGAGATGCTTATCTGTATTCTCGTATTCTACCTACGGATAAATATCCTATAGTACCCGCAGTTAATATGCATACACGTACTCCATATCCTACCTCAGACGTACGCATGGTTAAGGGAATGCAGGAGTATATTAACAAGACTCGCTCTTTAATTATAGCACACGCTACAACAAGTACTAATACTAAGATACTTGTTCCAGAAGGCTCAGTTGATATGACTGAATTTGAAGAAAAATGGGCACAGCCAGGGGTTGCAATACCGTTTGACCCTACAGATGGCGCCCCAGTTACCGTTCAACCTAGCCCTCTACCTAATGAATTATATAGTAATGAGCAGACTGCTAAGAATGATATAGACCATCAGTTAGGATTGTATGAAATGATGATGGGTAATTCTGCAGTAGCCCCTCAAACGTATAAAGCTACTATATCATTAGATGAATTTGGACAAAGAAAGATTAAATCAAAGCTAGCAGACATTGAAGCAGCACTTACTCGTGTTGCCCAGGTTGCTATACCTATGATGCAACAGCTATTTACTGGTGAAAAGGTATTTAGAGTGGTTCAGCCAAACAATTCACTATCTGACTATGTTGTCAACAAAAGGCTTGTTGATGATAAAACGGGTGAAATTGAAGTATTTAACGATATTACTGTAGGGATGTATGATGTAGTATATATATCAGGAAGTACATTACCTACTAATAGATACGCTGAATTAGAATTTTACATGGACGCATATCAAAAAGGTCTCATTGACAGAGTTGAAGTTCTTAAGAAAACTGAAGTCTTTGATATCGAAGGAGTTATGCAACGTCAGGATGAGATTGCTCAATTGCAAGCTGCACTTGAACAGGCTCAGGAAGAGGTTAAAGGGCTTAAAGGCGATTTACAAACTCGCGATAGAGAAGCTGTTAGCCTTCGTAAAAAAGTGGAAGTCGAGAAGTTTAAATCAGACTTGGATGGAGTTAGCAATAAAGCGAAAGCTGCTGGCACATTGTTTGGTAAACGTCTTGATGACACACTCGCCAATGAAAAGCGTGATATATCGTCTCGCTTGAAAGAAATGTCACTTACCCCCAAAGGCGATACGGGCAGTGAATAGTAAGGAAAAGTAAACAATGGAAGAAATGAATCAGGATACCCCCCAAACAGCGAATACGCTAGCAGATGTTGAAGCAAAAGCATTTGGAGCGCCTGCTGCAGAAGGCTCCTTAGATAATAGTCTTACCGTTACAGAGGCTTTCTCAAGCCCTGCAGAGGTAACTGGCACTGAAACTCCTGTAGAAGGAACACCTGAAGTACCAGCGGAAGCAGCTCAAACAAACGAGGTTTATGAGGCCAAGAATGATGAGCGTAGATTTGAATATTGGCAGTCACAAGCAGCCAGACGGGAAAATGAACTTAAAGTTCTACAGCAACAGCTAGAGACAGCGAAAGCTCCACCTCAAGCGACGCCTGAAGTACCAGCGCAGCAGACTCAACCAGAAGTTCAAGAATTTCCACCAGCCCCAGCTAAGCCTGAGAAACCAAGAACATTCTCTAGAGATGAAGCTTACAGCGACCCTCAATCAGAGAGTGCTCGATATTTAGACGAAGTAGAGTCATGGAGAGATGACATGGTTCAGTATTCTGAACTTAAAGGTCAGTATGAAGTAGCTGTTTTACAAGAGCGTTTAGACGGTCAAGATAAGCAGCGTCAAGAAGCACAGAAGCGTCAACAAATTCAAATGGACAATAACAGACAGTCTCAAGAAGTATATGAGCATGTTACTGGCCATTATGGATTTAATGATGCAGATGCGCGTGAGTTCATAACCACCATGAGTAAGCCAGAGTCTATAACAATGGATAACCTTGTAAACCTTTATAGGATGCAAAAAGGTCAACCTGCGCAAGCTGCAGCAGTTAATGCTGGACCTAGCCCAACGTTTACCCAAATGCAGAATGCTCAATCAATCCCTTCACCTATGGGTGTAGTGACTGGTGAAACTGGGCAAGATTCACGTCCTGAAGGAGACCAGGTTATGGATGATTTAATTAATTCATTTAACTCCAAGAATCCTTGGGGTTAATAACTTCTTAGGAGAAGAAAATGGCAGATGTATCAAGTCTAATAGGCTCTGGAGCTTCCGGTGTCGATATGGACAATAACCGAAGAATATTTAACTTCGGAGAAAGAGTAGCAGAACTGGCTCCTCAACAATCGCCTTTCTTCGTTTACTTATCTAAAGTAGCGAAAAAAGCAACTGACGACCCAGTTTTTAAGTTTTTAGAGCAACGTCATCAATGGCAGCGACGTAATTTTGATTTAGCAGACGCTTCTAATGCCCAAACATATACAGCGCATGATGCGACTACTATGATGGATGGAGATGCGACTACTAATACAATTAAAGTAGATTGCGGTTATGATGCTAATGGTAAAATCGTAGCTGGTCAGCGACCACTATTTTTTATTGAAGGTCAAGTAGTAGCTATTGAAGACACTGGTGGTGTAGTACGAAACTTTAAAGTTGGTACTGTCCCTGCTGTAACTGCAGGTACTGGACATGTAGAAATGGTTTTTGTACCACTATTTACCGCTTCAACAGCTTTTGCAGATGGTGCTAAAGGTCAAGTAATTGGCTCAGCATTT